GTGAAGACGATTACACCCACAAGTCATTGAAGATGATCCTCCGTGGCACATCCTCTACTCTCATCACTTCCAACCAGAGTTCCTTCATCTGGAGTTTCTTTAATTGTTCGAGTCCAAACAACTCGAGCAACAATGAGATCAGTGAAGATCATGATGGTCTCCCCGACCAAAAGACTGCCGCCTGGCTTCAGAACACTTTGCCCAAGTACCTTCAAGGCTCGACCACCATCACTCCTTATTTCGCTCCCGCGACAGGCATGTACATTCCTGACAATTTGAGTGGTGGCTTCCCGGCAAAGACTCCCGCCCTAGGAGTCCAGGTAGCGTATGATGCTGAAAACATCTATTGGCCAGAAGCCTTAGGTGTTGACCTTGAGAATGCACAGGGCCGAATTGTGGGTCTTCAGTACCGTGTTTATTGCACGTCTGAGATCCTGACTCGCGCCGGAACTGGCATGATTTTCCAAGGCATCAATCCCTCGTCAGCTAGTCTGAACGACCGCACGATTGATGAGATCTACCAAACCCAAGGAATTGAAGTTCAACTTGCTCCTCTCGCCAAGATTGGAGATGGTGACGTGTTTGTCGCGAATCGGATCCCCGGAGATCGCGACGACACCAACTGGTGCCAAATGGACTGGCGAAGCAGCTCCATACCCGACCCCACGCTGATTGGGAGGAATGCGACCAACGTTTGGGGAGGCTTTGCCGCGTGGGACTTGACCCCCGGCATGGCCTTTCGCATTGAGTACAGTGTCATGCTGGAAGTGCGCTCAGCAGCGTACTCGTTTGCCACTATCAATGTTCCCTCCACCGGAGAGGATGTCACGCCGTACGCGGGACAGGTCCTCAAACCGAGTCTCCTCCACATGCCGTCGCTCGCAATGGCGAGCACTGATGCTGAAGAGTCGAACGAGGCAAACGATGCCCGTTCGGCTGGCCTGCTCAACCATGCAGAAACCAGCATCATGGGCCCGATCACCGGCCAACAGCTTCTGGCGGGTGTTGCTTCTGGCGCGGAAAACCACTCCTCAGGTAGCACTCTTGCTAAGGTAGCAAAGAGTGCCGCCGAGGGAGCGGCCACCGCAGCCGACGTTGTATCCGGCGTCGCAAGCGCTGGCGAAATCATTGGTGACATTCTCGGTGGACTGGGCGCCGTCTTCGGACTGGCGACCAAGATACCAACTCATGAGTTGCTCACTCATCATCCCAAGGTCAATCTTCCTTCGAGGCGTTTCAGAGGTGTAAGCCCACCC